CTTTGTTACTTTAACAAATACTTTAGATTTTTCACTATCACGAAAAGCCATTTCTGGACCATATAGTCCTCTGTAGTTTCTATAAGCTTGTAACCATCTTTTCTCATCTTGAAGTCTTGATGTTTCTGCTTGTTGGAACTTCTCTCTTACGTATCCGACAAACGGATCGTAATTATCCTTTTCGTTATTATCCATCTATTCCTTGAATTTGCCTGTTGGCTTTATATCTTGTTTTTCTTTAGCTGCTTTTTTTAATTCATCTAACTCTTCTTGAGTTAATGTAGGATTATTAGTTAACATTTTTGCAGTTTCTAAATCAAGTGCACTCCCACCTTTAGATTTAGATAAGTCAATATCTTTTTGAGATATATCAGCTCTAGCACCAACTAAAGAATCTTTATCTTGTTTATACTTATCGAACATAGTAAATTTAGGATGTTCGTTAGCATACTTCTTATCAGTTAGTGCCATGACTAGTAGTCTCTTTCTTCAGCCATTCTAAAGATTGATGGGTCAACTTTTGATTTAGCACCTGGCTTATCATTGCTGTCTCCAGCAGTTGAACCTTGATTAACTTTTGAGTTAGGATCTATAGCTAATTTTTCATTTTTAGCTTTAGCCACATCTGCAGAAAGTTCACCATGTTTATATCTTTTCATTATGTCCATGTTATTCTCCTTAATATTTTTTTATATTAGTGTATCCGTAAAATTTAGTATTTTTAGTTTTAAGTTTTTTATATTTTTTATTTTTTTTATTTATTTTTTTATCATATATAGGATCTTTATGTTTAGTATCTTTCTCTATAAGAAATATATTAGCACCTTCTCCTGTAGTTGTATCTACCATCATAGACTTAGATGGTTTTACAATTTCTTCTTTAGAGTTTTTGTACTTATTCTTATCAGACACTAATAATCCTTTTCATCAGCTAACGTATTAAAGTTAGCATCTAATTGACTTCTGAATTTTTTTGGTTCGTAGTAGTCAAACTTACCATCCTGAGTTTCCATAGCACGTTCTTCTTTACCGTAAGTAATTTTTAAATTACCTGGTTGTTGATTTGGTTGCTTTCCATCAGGAGCTGAACTTATATCACCTTGCTTAACTTTAGCTTTGGGGTCAAATTTAGTTTCCATATTGTTCCTATGTTTTTATTTTTTTTATTTGTAAAACGTTTGTTGTTGGGAGAGTAGTATAACCACCACCTGTTTTTACTTTACCATTATCTTCAAATATAAAATCTGACATGATAATAGTTTTTTTATCGTCTTGAAATACTAAATATCCTAGACTACAACATATTGCTGTGCTAGCATTTTTAATATCTGGAATCTCAGCCCAGCCTGCATCTCCAACGATATCTTCCCATATCACTTGTACTAAGTCATAAGGAAAATTCTTTTTATCTATAGTAGGTAACTTTACTTTCTTCATCTATCCTCTCTGTTAATATCCAAATATTTTATCTGAGGGGACAAAATTAGTTGTTGTGTTACTACCAAATGCTTTTCTTGCATAACTTGTATGCATCGGTCTACTCATACATCCGTATCTTAATGCATCATATGCGTGATCTTCTACGTGTGTATTAATGTCTTCTGGATTACTATCATCTATTGGTAGTGTAGGAAATGTTCTTAACAAATTTCTACAATTAGAAAATATACGAATACCAGGTTCTTTGTCTTCAACCTTTAATCTTTTGTGGATTTCTAGCTTTCCACTAATTCTACTTCTTGGAGTTCTATCAGAGGGTCTCCAACGGCATCCAGCTTGAATCATTGTCTCTGCAATGCTTGGACCCACATCACCTCTTCTTGCCCATGTACTAGCGTCTAAAACCCCGTAACGTATGTATTCTCCGTGCTCTAGGTCTATAACTTTTCTTGCAAATACATCTGCCGTAATCTTTTGAGTATACAGTTCTCTATAAACCCATAAATTATTATCGTAGTCAATAGCAAACCATAAGCAACAAGCAGGAGAACTATAACCCCAGTCAGCAGCACGAAATCGCTGCCAGCCTTTAGGTATTTCAAAAGGTTCGACAACATGTACATCTCTGTCAAATTCTGAGAATGCTGCATTAGAAAATGCATCCCAGTCTCCATTTAAAAATTGTTTTCTCTGTACTTCTGGTAGTGATGATAACATTGCATAGTAATCATCAGTCTGCATAAGGTACGGATTATCTTGTAACTTAGCTGGTATAAATCTTCTTGTTATATATTTTATACCTGAGGGTGTAGAAATCTCTATGTTAAAAGCTGTGTTTGGATCTATAGGATCTACAAACATTTCTTTAACCCACTGTGATCCAACGTTACCTGGGTTACCTGTAGCCCTCATGTATACTGGTATACTTGGATCAACTGATCTAAGTGACGATCTTAGAAAATTATATATATCTGGCGAAGGATATTGTGGAAGTTCGTCTATTCCTATCCATGTGTATGATTGCCCTTGGTATCGCAAAACGTCTGTCATGTTCTCTGCATAACCAAACTCTATTTTTGCTCCTGATGGGAATCTCCATTCTTTTTCTTGCTCTCTCCATTTTGCTCCTGGATATGCTCTTGAGTATAATCGTTGAGAATGATTAATCAAATCTCTTAACTCAGGCATTGTTCTTCTGAGTAATAGACCACGATGATGTTCTTTATGACAGTATCGTAGAGGATCTATTAACATGGCATATGATTTACCACCACCTCTTGCTCCACCGTAAAATACTTCTCGTTCTGAGGCTGCTAGAAAATCTCTTTGTGGACCATCATTAGGTTTAAAGATTATATTCTGTGCAGCTAGATGTTCTTGAATATTTTCTGGAACATCTTCTATTACGTCTTGGGTTATAAGTTGCTGTTCTTTACCATCTAATACTTTGTCAATGGTTAACAATTTATCCTTGACATTTTTGGCATGAGCTTTGGCTGAACGTAGAGATTGTTCTGCCTTTGCAACTTTTTTACGTGTTCTAGCTAAAGCTTGTTTAGCTGACTGCTTGGCTTTGGTCTTGACTTTCTTCTTTGGTTTTGGAAGCGGTATCTCTTGCGACTCTTTTTCTAAGTCCGACATATGATATGTACCTTCCTGTTTTTCTTGTTAGCCAAATAGCTACCTCTCGGTATGAACATGTTTTTAAAAATTTCTTTGCTTCTTCTAAAGCTTCTAATTCAGATTCTATTGGTTCAATATAATCTGTGTCTTCTGCTAGTTTATATCCAAATGGTATAGTTCTAGCTTTTCGTTTAATCACTTTATACTTCTGTATATTTTAATTTACCTGTTTCTTCGTTATACAAAGATATAGGATTTTGCTTATCTGTAATTTCTTTTTGTTTTTTATCACTAGGATTATAAGGTCTTACAATTTTTTTACTTTTAAGTTTTTTTAAAACTGTATGACTTTTAGGATATGCATTGGCATAAACTTTGTTTTTACTTGCTGTCATATTAATCCTGTACTGGTGTTACAATTGATTCTTCTACTTCGTCTTTTGCTGGTAGTATAAACATACCATGTTTTAAATTCATATTAATATCTACTTGATCTTTCTTTACAATACCAATACGATCTAATATTTGTTTTGCTGCTTCCATTCTGATACTAGCATGAGGTGTTGTTCCATCTTCGTCTAGCATGTTTACCATTTTAGTTGCAGCTTTTGCAGAATGTATGGCTAAATAGTTTTCTGCTCGTTTAACAATCTCGTCTTTAAGATTACGTAGAACTTTAGGATATGAATGTTCTGAGTAACCTGCAATCTCACCTGCTCGTCTTGGGTTTCCTTGTGCTTCTCCGAATAATGCGTCTAGAAACTTCTCCTGAGTATCTGTTAAGCTTTTGTTTTGAGTCTTTAGAATAGTAGAATCCATTGTTTGCGTTTACAAGCTCCATGATTTCCTTAAATGGAAGATCCAAAGCTCTCTTGGTTAACATTGTTTTTAGTTTGCTGCTAATTTTGCTTCCAATTCTTTTAAGTTTTTAGCAGAGAAGTTTTTACCTTTAGCTTTTCTGTCTTTCATGTACTTAATTCTTTTTTTGTATGATGCAACAGTGTCAGCGTCTAGATTAGATTTCTTTTTAATGCTACCCTTAGGTGCAATTCTAGTTTTCATCTTATCTTTGTTCTCGCCTTTACCTTTATTAGTCATGTAAGACTTTCCACCATAAGTGAAAGTACTATTACCTGCTTTAGTAGCAGCATCGAAGGTAGATTTAAATGATCTATCACTAATTTTAGTTTTAGCTGTATCTCTTGTTGCAGCTTTTTTTGCAAACATACTTTCTTTGTCGTACATTTTTTGTCTAGCTGAATCTTTTCCACCTCTACCGCTGTCTACATTAGACATAGGTGCTTTTTTAGTTCTGCTTTTAAAGAGTTTTTGAAGAAACTTTGGTTTTCTCTTCTCTCTCTGTTCTTCTGTCATTCTAGCCATAATTTTTATATCCTTAAT